CGAGGCCTGGATAACGACTCAGCGCGGCGGCTTCACCGCGGCGGGGCGCGGCGGCGGCATTACCGGTAAGGGCGCGCACGTGCTGATCATCGACGACCCGATCAAGAACATGGAGGAGGCCGACAACTTCGAGATTCGCGAGAAGTTGGAGGATTGGTACTTTTCGACCGCCTACACACGCCTCGCACCTGGCGGCGGCGTACTTCTCATCGAGACGATGTGGCACGACGATGACCTGGCAGGGCGGTTGATGACGAAAATGGAGTTTGAGCCGGAGACGGATCAGTTCGAAGTGATTCGTTATCCCGCCATCAGCACCGAATACGAGTATCGGAACAAAAATACCTACGAAATGGAGCGCTCGGATGTTCCGCTCCCCTCCCTCACCGGTTCTGGGTCCCATGAGTTGCTGCGCGAGCCGAACGAGGCATTGCACCAGGAGCGCTACTCGCTCAAGTACCTGGAGCAGGTGAAGGCGAATATGTCGTCCCGAATTTTCAGCGCGCTGTACCAGCAGAACCCCGTGCCGGAAGAAGGGCTCTTTTTCCGGCAGGAATGGATTCATTTGACGCCGATTACCCCCGTTTTCAGTAATCGACGCTTTTATATCGCGTGGGACTTCGCCATCAGCCAGAAACAGCGCGCGGACTACACCGTCGGTGTGTGCCTCATGCAGGATGAGCACGATAACCTCTATCTTGTCGATTTGGTCCGGTTTAAAGGCGATACGCAGCGCATTTGTCACGAGTTTATCGCCATGATTCAGCGCTGGAGCCAGTTTGGCGGGTCGAATATCCAGCTGGGCGTCGAGGATGGGCAGATTTGGAAGAGTCTGAGCGGAACCCTCAAAGCCCAGATGCGTGAGGAGAAGACTTACGTGTCGATCGAGCCGATGCAGGCGCTGACGGACAAGGAATCACGGGCTCGGGCGCTGCAGGGACGCATGGAGCACAAGCGATTTTGGTTTTTTGAGGACTCTCCCTGGCTCCAGAATGTGCAGCAGGAGCTGCTGCGCTTCCCCGCGGGTCGTCACGATGATATTGTAGACGCGTTATCCTGGGCGGTGCGGCTGGCGACGGGGAAAGCGCCCAAAAGACCCCCCGCGCCGAAGAAAATGAAGTCCTGGAAGGATAATTTAGGGAAATTTATCGGGCAGGGTGGCGGTAAGAGCCACTTGAGCGCTTAATTACTACAGGGAGAACGGCGATGGCACTTAAAGACAGGTATTCCAACAGGTATTCCCAGAGCACAGAAGAATTATTGGCCCAGAAGACGCCGGTCAGTAACCCCGTCGCGGCTGAAGGTACCGTGATATTCAGTGACACCCCCGTAGCAGACGAGACGCTGACCATCGGTACTGATGTTTATACGTTCGTCGCCGCACGCGGTAGCGCGTTTGAGGTCACGATCAACGCCAACAACTCGACGCAGGGCGACAATCTGGATACCGCGATTGCCGCCGATGCGACGGACTACACTTCTTCGAACACAACCGGCACTGTCACCATCACGGCGGCGGTAGCAGGCAGTGCAGGGAATAGTATCGCGCTCGCTACTGACGCGACGGGCACCGCCGTGTCAGGCGCAGCACTTGCAGGCGGCGCAGACACCTCACCTGGTGTGTTGGGCGAGATCTGTTCCGACGATAGTTATCTGTATTGTTACACCAGCACAGGCTGGCGCAGGGTTAGCCTGGGTTCTGCATACTAACGTATGAGGTACCTGGTCCTACTGCTACTTCTCGCAGGGTGTGACATAGACACCCCCCTCCCACGACACTGCGTGGAGGTCGGGGTTGCTGTGGACGACCACGCCAGGATAACGGGTACGATCGAGGAAGAGCACATGGGTAAGCTGGATGATGTTCGGAATGTGTGCCAAGACACGCTGACGCAGGATAAGTACGGATGCGCGCTAGCGGTTGCGCCTGGAGAATATGTGCTCTGGTACGTGGATGACCCCAATATACGGGACCACGAAAGATGTCACGCACTTTACGAAGAGAAGAAACATGTCAAACAATGAGCAGCTAGCACTGGATATATGGTGGCGATATCAGTTTTTACGTGACAACGGCCATCTTAAGTACGTAAAAAAGGCTAAACGCTGCGAAGACTTCGTCGCAGGCCGTCAATGGCCGCGGGAAGACCTGGAGCTACTGCACGAGCAGCGGCGACCGGCGCTGACGATCAACAAAATCCTTCCTACGCTGGCGAATATCGTCGGCGACCAGATTCGGAATCGCACCGAAGTCAGTTTCCGCCCGAGACGCAACGGTGCAACGGAGGATACCGCGGAAGCGCTGACCCGTGTGTTCATGCAGATCGGCGACAACAACATGCTGCCGTGGAAGCGCACGGATATGTACTGGGACGGGTTGATCGGCGGACGCGGGTTTTTTGATGTACGGATGGCGTTTTCTGATTCGCTGCAGGGGGATGCGCGGATTCGCACGCTGAACCCAAAAAACGTGCTGATCGACGGGGATGCTTCCAGCTACGACCCCGATGAGTGGAACGATGTCCTCATAACCAAGTGGCTGACGCTCGACGAGATAGAAGCCACCTATGGCAAGAAATGGCGCAGAGAGCTGGAAGCGACCAGTTCGCAGCTCATGCCTTACTCGTACGACGAAGCCGACTGGGAGAAAGACCAGTTCGGAGATCCGGCAAATGAAGTATTTTGGACCATGGACCCCGCGTCGCAGCCCGTCGTACGCGCAGTACGGGTTTTGGAGCGTCAGTGGCGGAAACTGGACCGCCGCGAGCACTTTGTCCACATCCCGACCGGCGAGATTCGGGAAATTCCAGATAATCTGGCTCGGAACGACATTTCTCTTTTCCTGGATCAGAATCCCGATTACACCGTTATTACCCGCACCATGCCGCGGATTCGCTGGACTACAGCGGCAGGGAGCAATATTCTGCATGACGACTGGTCTCCGTACAAACATTTCACAGTGGTACCGTTCTTCCCCTACTTTCGCCGCGGCGCGACGATCGGCACCGTAGAAAGTTTGCTGGATCCGCAAGAGCTCCTTAACAAGGTGTCCAGTCAAGAGCTGCATGTCGTCAATACGACAGCGAACAGCGGCTGGGTCATTAAGGCAGGTTCGCTGCAGAACATGAACATCGCCGAGCTCGAAGCGCGCGGGGCACAGACAGGGCTGGTGCTGGAGGTAGATGACACGGCGGACGCCGTTAAGATTCAGCCGAACCAGGTGCCTTCCGGCCTGGAACGCATTTCCTGGAAAGCCGAAGAGCACATCAAGACCATTTCGATGCAGTCGGATTATTCGTTCGGGAACGCCCGCGAGGACGTCTCGTTCAAGGCATTGAAGTCCAACCAGGCTGCGGCAGCGGGGAATTACGCTGCGGTGCAGGATAATCTGGAGCGCACTGACCACTTGCTGGCACGGGCGTTGCTCGACCTGGTGCAGACGTATTACACCGAAGAACGGATGATGTTTATCACTACAGATCCGCTGCGCCGGAAGTCCGAAGAGTTTAAGGTAAACGAGGTTACCCCCGAGGGTGAAATCAAAAATGACCTCACTTTGGGCGAGTATGACATTGTAGTGACATCACAGCCTGAAAGGGATACACTGGAAGACAGTACCTTCGAGCAGATGGTCGAATTGCGCAAGGAACTGGGGATCAAAATTCCCGATTCTGTGTTCATACAAACGAGCCGCTTAGCTGATAAAAACATGGTTGTTGAAGCTATCGAAGCCGAGAATAACGGTCCCGAGGCGCAAGCTGCGCGGCAGCTGGATCAGCAGCAGCGGCAGGCGGAGATCCGCCAGATTAACGCGGGTGCGGGACGGGACGAAGCGGATACCATAAGCAAGCGCGTCAAAGCTCAGCAAGACATGATCAACATGCAGCGACCCATTAACCCCGATGTACAGCTCCGCGTTCAAGCCGATTTGTCCAAAGTGAAGTACCAGACCGATACCGACGCTATGGTCAAGATAAAGCTTAAAGAGATGGAGCTACGAGCCAACCCACCTAAACAGGAAAAAGCCAATGCCGGACAAGGAAAAAAGCCTAGAAGAACTGCAAAAAGCTCGCGGTGACTTCGTTGAAGGAGCTGAAGATGACGAAGAAGTGCAAGCAGCCGAAGACGAGGAGTCCGAAGCCGAAGAGGAAGTAGCGGAGGAACAGGAAGAACCCGTCGCCGCTGACGCCGAAGAAGTAGAGGAAGAGGAAGAAGTAGAAGAACCTGGGGCGAAGCCTGACGATGCCATCATGGTACCGAAAGGGCGGCTGGACGACGCTCTGCACAAGGCGCGACAGCGCGAAGCTGAGTTGCAGCGACGCCTCGATGCCGCTGAAGAGCGCAAGAAGAGTGACACCGTAACTGCAGACGTCAGTGCGATGGAGCAGGAGCTGGATGATCTGGATTCCAAGTACGCTGAGCTGCTGATGGAGGGCGAGCTGGAGAAAGCCGCCACAGTGCGTAAGCAGTGGCGGCAGAAGCAGAACGATATGTTCGATGTCCGTCTGGAGCAGCGCAGTACGTTGGCCAGCAAGCAGGCGATCGAGAGTATGCGCTTCGACCGGCAGCTGGCGGAGTACGAAGTCAAGTTCCCCGTAATCAACCCCGACTCTGAGGCTTTCAACGAAGAAGTAGCGACTGAGGTAGCAGATCTGATGAGCGCGTTCGAAGCTAAAGGCTGGAACGCCGTGGCTGCGCTGAACAAGGCTGTCAAATACGTTATCCGCGAAGAAGCGACCCCCGCAGACGTCAAAGCGGACGCTGTACGTACGAAGCGCCAGGTAACGGCGCGCAAGAAGATAGCGGACGTAGCCAGACGCTCACCGCCCGATATTACGGATAAGGGACGGGATTCCGACAAAATCGGTACAGGCGACGGATTACCTGATGTAACCAAGATGACCCCCGAACAGTTTGCCAAGCTGACGGATACTCAGCTCACCAGGTTGCGCGGGGATGTTATGACTGACCAGGAGGCGAGTTCATGAACTTTTTTATTACCAGTAACAAGATCACTATGCCTGAAGAGATGCGGATGGCATTTGATCAGATTCTACAACAGGAAACTGCCGCTCAAGGGCCGGAACGGCAGGTGGAAATACTGTTCAACACTGAGCCAGAACAGCTGAGTTTTCAGTTCAAGTTCCCCAAGAAGTAGTTGTAGATAGATCAAGAAGCTGGGCCCCTTTACGGGGCCCACTTTTATGGGGTATGATCAAAGCTCGCGAGGTTCTGCGATAGTGAACCTGGATTCAGCTACCTCACAGTTGCTTCCGCTTCGTTGGTGCGAGAACTAACAAAACGTTTTCCTCTTAACTGATTGCAAAGGAGATGCCTAATGGCTCTTACAAACTTTGCGGCGTTGACCAACGAAGCCAAAACTGCTTGGCAGATGGATCTTTGGAAGCATGCCCGCAACTTATCATTCTTGAATCAGTTTACGGGGACTGGCCCTAATTCGATGGTTCAGCGTATTGACCAGCTGAAGAAATCGGAGAAAGGCGCAAGAGCAGTTATTACGCTCTTGGCTGATTTGACCGGCGACGGTGTCGCAGGTGACCGCGCTCTGGAAGGCAACGAAGAGGCGATGCAGACAACCGAACAGGTTATCCGCATTGACCAGCTCCGTCACGCTAACCGGCACGAAGGTCGTATCGCAGATCAGAAGTCCATCGTAAGCTTCCGTGAAAACAGCCGCGACTTGCTCGCCTACTGGCTCGCTGATCGTATCGACCAAATGGCGTTCTTGACCCTCGGCGGTTTTTCTTACGCTCTCAATCCCGACGGCACGACTCGTGTAGGCTCTGACCTTCAGAACCTGGAGTTCGCTGCTGACGTTACCGCTCCAACTTCTGCGCGTTTCGCACAGTGGGACGTGGATACTGTCGATACCCTGAAGATCGGTACCGGTACGTCCGCTCTTGCTACGACTGACGTAATCAAGTGGGAAACCCTGGTTCGTATGCGCCAAGCTGCGAAGAACGGTTATATCCGCGGATTGCGCCCACAGGGCGGGATGGACGAGCTGTTCCATGTCTTCATGACGCCGACGTGTATGGCGAACCTGAAGATGGATAACGACTACATGCTGAATCTGCGGCATACTGCTTCCTCGGGCACCAACAGCAAGTTGTTCCAGGGCGGCGGCGTAACCGTAGATGGTATGGTACTGCATGAATTCCGGCACGTTCCGCACTCTGCAACTTGGGGTGGCGGCGCAGTACCTGGTTCTGCGGTCATCATGTGCGGTGCTCAGGCCCTTGCGTTCGCTGATCTCGGCGCTCCGTATTGGGACGAGAAGTATTTTGACTACGGCAACCAACCTGGTATCGCTGTAGGCAAAACCCTCGGTTTCCTGAAGCCGCGTTTCAACAACATTTACGCTGGTAACACCGTGCAAGATCATGGCGTGTTTGTTACCTACGTAGCAGACTAAGGAGGACTGATCATGGCTATCACTAAGAATGCAGGACGTCAGTATCCTCTCGTTGCTACCGTAACGTTCGATGCGACGGATATCCCCGCTGTAGCAGTTTACGAGGCAATCGATTTGCCCGTTGGCGCTATCATCACCGGCGGTGTCCTCGAAGTCGTTACTGTTGACGGCGGTGGTGGTACGGTTAAGGTGCAGGTAGGTTCTACGGTATTGTTGGCGGCAACTGCGTCAACACCCGCAAGCCGAACCTTCATTACCGAGACTCCCGTTATGCTTACTGCACCAGATACTGTAGACGTTGAAGTTGAGACGGCAGTTCTGACGACAGGAGCATTTCGGCTTTCCATCGAGTATATTCTCGATGGACGTGCTCACGAAGCCAACTAAATCCAGAGGGGGAGCTGCTTAGCGGCTCCCCTTACGGACGCAATGAGATGGCATTTACGAATTTCAATAAACCTTTTCCAAAACCTAAGGGAGCCAATGGTATGGGAATTAAGACAGTAGAAATGGTAATGAACCGTAATTTTACGGTGCGTAGTACGTTGGGGCATATGATCACCTTTGAGAAAGGCGTGCCTATGCCAGTCCCTGAATTAATGGTACGTGCTTGCGGCGAACACGGTGCGACGCGTGTAGACGGCGATGATGTTTTCGCACCGCCGCCAGAAGCGCCTCGCCAGAAGCAGGCGGTGGATCCAGGTGAACGTTTGGCGGATGTCCGCGCTGCGATTGAGCGGATTATCGAGCGCAACGACGTCAATGACTTTACGGCGGGCAATTCCCCGAAAACGCCAGCGGTGTCCAAAGAAGTCGGCTATAAAGTCGACTATACGGAGGTCACTCGCGCTTGGCAGCAACTCAACGAAGAAAAGGTAAATGACACCTAAAGAACTCTTGGATTTGTTCCGCAAGGAAGTCGACGATACGTCGAAACCCTATCTCTGGTCAGATGAAGAGTTTTATTACTACCTTAACGAAGCACAAGATCTCCATGTTCGACTAATCGGAGGGATCGCCGATCGTCGGTCCGCGTTGACCAAGGTTTCCTATAAGGCAGGGGATCAGTTCAAAAAGTACGACGAGCGCAT